CACGCACTGTTTGATGGGGCTGGAATCCGTCAACATGACCGGGACATGCGCAGGTGTTTCCCTGCGAGTAGGCGAAAGCCGAGCGTCCTGCGAGCTGGTCATGCAAAATGACCCAATCTTGAGCCATGTCCAAAATCGGAGAAGGGGGCTTCTCCCATGTCCCTATCCTTCGCAGACTTTGCGTGGATCTTGCTGGCCCTGACTGCGGCTATCGCGGCAGGGGCTTACTTCTTCAGCAAGACCAGGATCGAGCCCATTGGCATTGTCCGCGCCAATGACTTCACAGACGAGAAGCTACGCCAAGCCGTGATCCAGGCGGTAAAGGGCGTGGATGTTTCCAAGATGAGCGCGGAAGAAGCCGAGGCGCATCTTGAGGAGCTAGCCCGTCACGCCATCGCCCGCGAATACGCCAACATCCACCCCGGCCTGAAGATCGAGGTCACGCCCAACTGGCCCGACGCCAAATGCGTCATCTCAGGGAACATCGCAGCCATTCGCCCTTGGGTCGGACACAGGATCGTTGGCGACAAGGAAGGCATCCGGTCAGTTAACGTTGAGGTAAACCGCCAGCCGACCCTGAAGCTGGAAACCAAGCGCCCGATCGCGGAGGCTTGGAGCGACATAACCAGCCCGCCCAAGCGCACCGAACCCGTCGCGCCCCGGCTGAAGGTTGCGGCTGCATCGTCCAGCCCGCCGCCATCCACAACCCCGCCACAACGGGCTAAGGCCAAGCTGACCCCGAGGCGCTGACATGCTCCGAACCGTTGTGAAGATCATCGGCTTTCACCACGGCGGCAAGGCTGCGGTGAAATTCCCCAGCAACTTCCGCAGGATGCGCCCCGACCATCGCAAGAGCTTCATCAGCCAGGCGATGAAAGACCTCCGAGCCGAATACGACCTCGCCTGCGAGCACGCACGGATCGCGGCCCAGCATGAGGATTTTCGGCAAGCTGAGGAAATCAGGCCGAACGGCGCAACCATTTGACGGCGACTGCCAAACAGCCGAATATGATTCGGCGTCGGGAGTGTTGAAGCACTCGACCGACGCCTAACCACGACGGCCTTTAGGGAGGCGCGGTATGGCTGACAAAGCCCTATGTTCGATTCTGGATTGTCGCAACCAAGTCTATTGTCGAGGCTGGTGCAAAGGCCACTATAGTCGATGGCAGGAAAAGGGTGATCCGGGCACGACGCCTATCCGAGTGCGCTTCGATGCCATGCCCTATCTCGTTCAAGCTATTGAAAATCACGGGTCAGACGATTGTTTGATCTGGCCTTATTATCGAAACGAGTTCGGCTATGGGCGGCTGAGACACGACGGGAAAAACGTTCTTGTGTGTCGTGCGGTGTGCGAAATCACGTATGGCCCGCCCCCGTCACCAAAGCACGAAGCTGCGCACAATTGCGGAAACGGTCATCTCGGCTGTTTCGCTCCGAGGCATTTGCGTTGGGCAACGCACTTAGAAAACATGCGCGACACCGTCGTTCACGGAACTTCAGTCCGTGGAGAAGCCAAGCACGGGGCAATCCTCAAAGAAGCTGATGTGCGCGAAATTCGCCGCCGCCGCGCCATTGGAGAACAGTTCAAAAGCATCGCCGCAGATTTAGGCGTCAGCGTCAGAACCATCCACGCAATAGCTTATCGAAAGTCGTGGGCGTGGTTGATTTGACGGACGCAAGGAACGCAGAGGCGGCAGTCGTCCGCGGCGAGCCTGAGACGGCGACAAGTTAAACAGGCGGGGCCAGATGCCATCGAGCATCGCCCGCTCACCCATTCGAGGCATTCTTGGCTGTAGGCTCAATCCTTCGGAGCGTGGTGCGTTCGCCTGTGCGCTCGGCTGTTGCTGGCAATGGAAGCCTGATTGGCCTCGCAACGGCGCAGCTAGGCATCCAGCCGCTTCATTATTGGGATTTCACCACTAACCGCGCGCTGTTTGCCGGGGCTGACGTTGGCGCTGTTACCAGCACGCCTGGATGGAGCTTTACCCGCGCCACTGTCGGAACGGCTGACGACCTTGCAGGCAACATCATCCAATTCGCCTCGGGACAGCTACGCCGCACCGACAAGGGTGTGCTGATCGAGGAGGCAGGGACAAACCTCTTTCTCAACAGCGCGGTCGGGGTCACTCAAAACGTCACCGTTGCGGCTGTCGCTCACACGCTAAGCTTCAGGGGAACCGGCACGATCACCCTAACGGGTACGTCCACCGCAGGCCCGCTCGTCGGGACGGGCGTAAACAACCGCGTCACCCTCACATTCACGCCGACTGCTGGCACACTGACCCTGACAGTCTCTGGCTCAATCACGAACGTGCAGCTTGAAGCGGGATCGTCTGCGTCAAGCTGGATACCCACGACAGGCGCCAGCGTAACGCGGAACGCCGACACTCTAATCGTCACCCCGCCGGGCGTGGATTACCCGCTCTCCGTGCATACGGAGTTTAACCGCACAATGGCGAGCTACCCCTCCAACACGATAGCATTCAATTTAGACAACGGGACCGCTGGTGAGCGCACCACTATAATTGTAAACGCCACCACAAGCACTCTCCAACCACTAGTTTCCGCCGTGTCAACCACTCAATACAACGTAAATATTTCACCCGCATTGGGCGCAAACGTCACGACAAAGCTGGCCGTGCGTGTTTCAACCGCTTCGGCTAACAGCGCGCGGGACAACGTGCTGCAGGCGGCGAGCGGCGCGATAACCGTGCCACTGACGCCTACCCGCCTGTTCTTTGGCATGAACCCGTCAACAACTGCTCAATTGAACGGCTATCTTCTGCGCGCCGCCATCTTCAACACCGCACTCACTGACGCACAATTGCAGCGGGCGACGGCGTAAGCTGAACCGCTAAACGATGACGGCGGGAACGCAAAACGCCGCCCCGTGAGGAGCGGCGTCAGACGTCAGGTTGAACCGGCTAATCGTTTGCCGCGATAAGGTAGGGGGTAAACCCTTGCGGCGGTTTGGCCTTGGCGGCTTTCTTTGCCGCTGCGGCTTTTACCTTCCGGCGAGCCTCGAGCCTTTCGGCCCGGATCGCCTTCAGTTTCTCGGCCTTGCGCTCGAGCTTCACAGCTTCGGCCTTGGCCTCCCGCTCATGGTCCTTGCGGACGCGGCGGGCAGTAGCTTCCAGCGACCAGATCGCCAGGGCGATCGAAAGGTCGAGGAGACCGCCAACCAGCCACACGGCCCAATCAGGGGCCAGCGGCTGGTAGGCTTCCGAGGCGGTCACCAGCGCATCGCGTGCATTCTGGCGGTCAGCCTTGGCGGTATCGACTGCAAGCGCCAGCGGAGCACGCTGGGCTTCCCAAGACGCGGTTTTCGCCGCGGTCGTCTTCGGGCAGAGGCAGTCTGGCAGGATCAGGGCCGGGAAGGCATCAACGGCGGCTTGCGCCACGTTGAGGCGATCGGTGGTCCGGGAGACTTCGGCCTGCAAAGGCTCCAGTCCCTTATCGAAGCTGGCCTTGTGGGGCGCTTCGATAATCGTGCCGACGAAGTTGTGAAACGACACGGCCTGGACGGCCATGCAGATCACAAGCACCGGGATAACTCCGATGCTCGACCATGACCGCCCGAGGGCAATCACGGTGAACGGGATAACCAGGGCCGTAGCGCCGGCAGCAAAGCCGAGCACGATCCGGGTAAGCGTCCCGAGTTCTGCCTGCGTCCAGCCATAGACGCCCAAGGCGCCCATCGCGAAAGTGAAGAGGCAGAGGAAGATCAAACCAGCTTTGAAGCTGGCGGGTTTGGAAGTATTCGAGGTCATTGGTGAGTTCCTGCTCATCAATCAGACCGTTCAGCGTTGACGCGCTGACCGATCCGGCAGGGGGCTTAGGCCTCCTGCTGTTGGGGGGATGGTTCAACCTGCGATTTCAATGGCTCATCTGGCGGCAATGCCGCGCTGGCCTGAGATCAACCTAATGGCGAAATCCTGCTGTCAAACTCGTTTTACGTGAATGACATCACGAACGGGTAACAAATCGATCACAAGTGCGTTACCTGAAAGTATCCGTCAAGCATAGCCTCCCGCGCTGCCAGTATTCGCAAAGAGAAACGCAGACTAGGGACGACCTGATGACTGCAACCGTGCTCAATCTCAACGGCGAGAATGTAGGCGAGAACTACAACGTCACCCCCGACATCGTCCTAGAGGGGGCAAAGGGAGCGCTCGTCGAGGTTGTCGTGGTTGGGGTCGAGAAGGATGGCACAATCTTCCTGGCAGGCTCCAAGGGCTCAATGAACACGCTCTGGCTGCTGGAGGCTGGAAAGCACGTCCTGATGCGTGATGAGCTGGCAGACGAATGACAGGTGCAAGCATGACCACGCTCACCCTCAAGGTAGACGCCACCCACGCCAGCCTGCTCGAGCAGCTCGCGGGCGCCTATGAGATGGACCTCAAGACAATGGCCGAGCACCTTCTCATCCAGGCCATCTACGAAATGGACATCATGCTCACCGGCGATGAAGCCGCCCAGCGGATGTACCTGATCGCGGCTGATCCGGTAGGAACGGCCTAACCCAACAAACGCGCCGCAGTCCGTATCAGCAAACCTGATCGACGGGCGCTCACAATACGGAACACCAATGGGCGCCCCAAAGGGAAACAAGTTCGCGGTTGGCAACACTGGTGGCAGGCCCCGCCTCTTCCAATCCCCAGAGGCATTCGAAGAGAAGGCCAACGCCTACTTCGCCCAGATCACCAGTGAAGAGAGGCCAACACTCGCAGGGCTCTGCCTCTTCATGGGGTTCTGCGACAAGGAATCATTCTCAAACTATGCTGCATACGGCGATGAGTTTTTCCGAACAATAAAAAGAACGCAGCTCCGCATCGAAGCAGATCGGCACAATCGCCTTATCGGCAAGGACACATTCACGCCTGGCGTCATCTTCGATCTGAAGAACAATCACGGCTGGGTTGATCGGCAGGAGCTAACGGTCGGCGTAATGCACGAGGACCGTCTCGACCGTATCCGTCAGAGGCTCAATGACATCCCAACCACAACAGCCCGGCTTAACTGACGCAGAATATGCCACCCTGTTAGGTGACGCAGAGCTTTACTTCGAAAGCTGCTTGCAGATCCGAACCAAGGAGCACGGGCTCCAGCCGTTCAAGCTCAACAGCGTCCAGCGCATTGCCCATCAACGGATGGAGGATCAGCTAGAGCGCACAGGCCGTGTTCGTATGCTTGTCCTCAAGGGCAGGCAGATGGGCATCTCGACCTATGTCGGGGCCAGGTTCTATCGCAAGACCAGCACAAGCCGCGGCACGCTGGCCTACATCGTCACCCACGAGGACGCCGCAACGCAGAACCTGTTCGGAATGGCAAAGCGCTATCACGAGAACTGTCTGGCAGACTTCAAGCCCCAGACCAGTGTGGCCAATGCCAACGAGCTTGTGTTTGGCAGGCTGGATAGCGGCTACAAGATTGCAACCGCCGGCGCACGATCGGCTGGACGCTCGAGCACAATCCAGTGCCTGCACGCATCCGAGTTCGATTTCTGGCCTGCGGCATCTGCTGACGAGGTCTGGACCGGCCTGACGGAAGCCCTTGCCGACGCTGATGGCACTGAAGCCATCATTGAAAGCACGGCTGACGTTCCAGGCGGCAGGTTTCACCGGGCATGGAAAGCGGCCAAGCGGGGCGAAAGCTCATACGAGGCGCTGTTCCTCCCGTGGTTTCTCCACGAGGAGTATCGGACAGAGCCGCCAAAGGGCTGGGCGCCGCCTGACCTGTTCACGGATTACGCCATCCGCCACCAGCTAGACGACGCCCAATTGCACTGGGCCTGGCTGAAGAACCGGAACATGTGCATGACCTTCGGCCTGCCGACCGATGAGTTCTGCCAGCAATTCAAGCGGGAATATCCCGCAACTGACGACGAAGCATTCGAGACGGCGGGCGACGATCTGGCCCGTGTGTTCCCGATGGAGTGGATCCGCAAGGCGCAGGCGCGCTGGATACTCAACCGCGACAAGCCGCTCCCTCTGATGACGGGCGTGGGTGTGGATATCGCTCAAGGCGGACAGGCCAAGACATCGCTCTCGCCGCTTCATGGCGTCAGGTTCGAGCCGATCAGGGCGATTGCGGGCAAGCTGACACCGGATGGCGCGGCTGTTGCGGGCCAGGTCATCTCGATGGTTCGGGGCGATGCAACCATCGCGATCGACATGACGGGCGGATGGGGAGGCGACACCTATTCGCACCTCAAGGCCCTGAAGCTGCCGGTTCTGGGCGTCGTGAACTCGAACAAGTCGATGGCCAAGACCAGAGACAAGAAGCTCGAGTTCCCGCTGCTGCGGGATGAGCTGTTCTGGAAGTTCCGCGAGGCCCTTGACCCTGAGAACGGCGAGAACGTCGAGCTTCCGCCTGACGATGAGCTTGAGCAGGAACTCCTCTCAGCGACCTTCGATGTGACGCGCCAGGGCATCAAGATCAGGCCCAAATCAGAGATGATGGGCGAACTGAAGCGATCGACGGACAAGCTGGATTCGGTGCTGCTGGCCTGGCACGCGGGCGACAAGCGCAACCGCATAATGGCGGCGGTAAACGGCAATCGGGCAACGTCAACGCCCCCGGTTAACCGCCAGTACGATAAAGTCATAGGGCGGAAAAACTGATGGCTCTGTTCAAGAAGAAGAAGACGCCGACCTCACCAATGGAAGGCTCAACAGCGGCTGACCTCGAGCGCTATCGCAAGGAGGTTCTGGCTGGTCCTGAGAAGCCTACGGACCTTCCCGAAGAGAACGACCCCAACATCGTGGAGGCTAAGCGCATGAACCGTCGCAAGGCTGCTGGCCGGCGTGGTCTGGCCTCGACCATCATGACGGGCGGGCAGCTCAGCGACCTCGGCTACGACACCAAAACGACGCTGGGCTAACCGATGGCGTATGATGATGGTGAGGATGCGGTCAGCAAAGGCCGCATGAAAGAGAGGGGCGCCAAGTGGAAGAAGCGGGGCGATCAACTCTTCACGGCGAAAGACGCCTACAGTTCCCTTTTCCAGGCGTGTGCCGAGATATTCTACCCCGAGCGCGCTGACTTCTTCGGCAACAAGTCCAAGGGCGACGAGCGTTACGACGGCATCTACACCAGCGTTCCCCAGCGTATGCGCCGCGACATGGCCAACAACCTCGGCGCGATGCTGAGACCCCGCGGCAAGGACTGGTTCAAGGCTGTCGCCCGTCCCGAGGAACTGATGGACGACAAGGCGACCCGGCTGTGGCTGGAGCGTGCGACCAGGACGCAGCGCAATATCGTCTATCATCCGGGCGCGAACTTCACGCGGGCCATGTCGGAATCGGACCACGACTACACGACATTCGGCAACGCGATCGTCCGGCACACCTACAACTCGGCTAACACCGGCCTGCTGTTCACCTGCGCTCATCTCAAGGATTGCGCGTGGAGCGAGAACCACGAAGGCATGGTGGACGAACTTCACGAGCGGATGCACATGACGCTGCGTCAGTGCGCTGGGCTGTTCGGCAAGGCCAACCTGCCGCGTGAATGGCGTGAGACGCTGGACAAGGAGCCCGAGCGCGAGGTCCAGGTCCAGCGCTGTGTCGCACCCGTCGAAGAGTACACCTACGACAAGACCGAGAAGCCCCGGAAGAGCGCCAAGTACATGAGCATGTACATGGCTTGCGGCGTCGATGAGAAGGAAGCCGGGCTGGGCGAGGGCCATTTCAACTGGTTCCCGTACCTGGTCAGGCGCTGGATGACGGTGAGCGGCGAGCCCTACGGTCGATCGCCCTGTGCCGGCGTGGCTCTGGCAGATGCGCGCACCCTGAACATTGCCCAGCAGGCGCTGCTCAAGAGCGTCGAGTGGAAAGTGGACCCGCCCAAAGTGGCAGCGCACGACGCGGTGGTCGGTGAGATCAACCTGCGTGCCGGGGCCATCACCTATTACGACGCCTCCGCGATGGGAGACGGCAACCGCAAGGTCATCGAGAACCTCGAGTCGGGCGACCCGCGCTACGGTATCGAGCTGACTGACCGGCTGTCGATGAACCAGGGCCGCGCTTTCTGGCAGGACCTGTTCAAGATGCCCGACAAGCAGATGACCGCTTACGAGGCGGGCAAGTGGATCGAGGAATACGTCCGCTCTGCCGCCCCGATCTTCGAACCGATGGAGAGCGAGAACGCCATCCTGATGGATGCGGTGTTCGAGCGGGCATGGAGCAAGGGCGCGTTCGGTGATCTGGACGAGCAGACGCAGCTTCCCGAGGGAATGCCTGACGGATTGCAGGGCGCACAGGTCGATTTCGAGTTCGAGACGCCGCTATCGATCGCCTATCGTGAACTGAGGACGCAGCAGGCTGAGGCTCTGGTCGCCAGGATGACGGCACAGGCCCAGATCGCGCCTGACAGCCTTGATAATGTCGATTGGGACGAGGTCACACGCGGTGCGATGGGCGACACGCCTACCGATTGGGCGCGTGATCCGAAGCAGGTCTCTGAGATGCGTGAGCAGCGCAGCCAAGCGCAGGCCGAGCAGCAGCAGAAGATGGAACAGGCGCAGGCGCTCGAGGTCGGGCTCAAGGCGCGGCCTGAGAACCTGAACAAACTGGAAGCCGCCATGAAGGAGGGCGCTTAATGGCGACGAAACTTAGCTGGTCGATGACGGCTGCGAACGTACCAGGCCCGGTATTCACGGCTTACATGCCGTTCTACATGCGCTTTGTGCATACAGCGGGCGCTTCGACTGTGGCGCTACAGCAGGACATCAACGACGACGGCGTGTGGGCGACGATTGCCACGACCAATCCGGTCACGAGCATCGCGTTCTCGGTGGACGGCACGCACATCATAGATGTGCCGGAGGGCTGCGCGTCCAAGTTCCGCACGATGATCACAACGCTGAGTACAGGCCCGGTCGGGGTCGTGGTGTCTGGCAAGCTCAATCTCAACGATACCATTGGCGGCGCTTCTGGCGGCGTGCTGGACATCTTTGAGGAGGGCGGCTCTGCTGTCCTTGACGAAGACGGAACAACCCAACTCTTTGAAGAAGCCGCCTGATGGGCTTGACCAGGAGTGGCGGATCGTCAGACGGCCCGTACACCGAGGCCAACCCGCTTTCAATCAGCGCCGACGCCTACATCAGCACGGGCAACAGCACGACGACGCCGCTTGCTGGCGGTGCGACATTCACTGGCACGGGCGAACTTAACGCCTATCCGGACGTGATGGTGACGCTAAAGAGCAACGTCGCTGGTACGCTGTACGTTGACCTGTCGATTGACGGAGGGGCGAACTACGACACCACGCTGACGTATTCGGTCGCGGCGAATACGGGTGAGTTTCACATTGCGGTCAAGGGCAAGCGGACGTGTCGCGTCCGCTACCTGAACGGGTCCAGCGCGCAGAGCTATTTCCGGCTATCGACGCAGTACGGCACGTTTCGGCTACCTAACCAGAGCATCAACCAGACGCTTCAGAACGATGCCGACGCTGCGGCTGTTCGGCCCTCGCACTTTCAGTACGAGGCGGCGCTTGGACGGCGCGCGGGCGTCACGACCTGGAACAATTTCGGATACAATTCTGACGTAGACATAGGCACCGAGATTGTCGCGAATTTCGGTGGGACATTTACGCCACTGGCTGCGGCCAGCACGCTGACGTTCACCTGCTCGTCCAACTCGGATATCGATGGCGGCACAGGCGCGCACGGCGTGGTTGTCTATGGGGTAGACGCGAACTGGAACAGCCAGATCGAGGTGGTGCTGCTGAACGGCACGACGCCGGTCGTCACGACATCAACGTGGCTGGGCATCAATCGCGCGGCGGTCTATCTGGCGGGATCGGGCAAGGCGAACGCCGGGACGATCACCATCACGGCGACGACGGGCGGCGCCACGCAGGGTCTGATCGCGACAGGCGAGGGAACGACGCAGAACGTCATCTTCTTCGTTCGCGACAATTATCAGGCGCTGATCGACTTCATCTTCCTCAATGCCGAGAAGCTTAGCGGCGGTTCGACGCCCAAGGTCACATTCAAGATTTGGGTATTCAGCGCCGTTTCCAACGCGAAGTACGAGGTGTTTCGGTATCTTATCGACACCTCTGCGGGCGACGGGCATCTGGACCTCAATATGCCTCAGCCGTTGGTAGTTGGCGAGAAGAGTGCGGTGTGGGTCGAGGCGACGACTGACACCAACGACACGTCGTGCAAGGCAAGGTTCTCACTAGTTGAAGTTGCCGACTGATGGCCACCAAGTTGAGCGGGACAATCACGGCGTCCAATAGTCCAACGATCGTGTTCACAGCGTACATGGACTTCATCCTGCGCATCGAGATCGAGGCGGGAACGAACGTGCTGGCGCTCCAGCAGGATTTGCTGGACGACACGGATTGGCAGACGACGGACACGTTCACGGCGAGCGGGACGCACATTGTTGACGTTCCAGAGGGCTGCGCCACGACCTTCCGTCTCACGGCCACGACCTTCGACACCGGCCCGATCAACTGGGCGGTGCGAGGCAAGCTGAATGCAAACGATACGGTTGGAGGAGCTTCGCCCGGCTCCAACATGATTGAAGAAGCGGGCGAAGACATACTGAACGAAGACGGTGTAACCAAGCTAAACGAGGAGAATGCCTGATGGGCAAGATTAGCGCTATGACTGCCCTAACGGGCGCAAACGCTGCTGTTGGTGACCTGGTGCCTGTGGTCGATGTATCGGCCACGACATCCGGCTCGAAGAGCATGACACTGCCGGAACTGTTCGCGGCAATCCCTGTGGTCATTACCACGGAATTGACGGGATCGGGCGCGGCAGCGACGGACGAGTACCTGATCTCTGACGCTGGCGTGATGAAGACGATCACGGTCGTTGAATCCGCCAATGCTCTCTGGGCTGGCGTCACAACGACGATGACCGGATCGGGCGCGGATGCTGCGGATGAACTCCTGTTCTCCGATGCTGGCGTCTCGAAGACGATCACGCTGGCCGAGTTCTTTGCGACCTGGCCTGCGGCTATCACGACGGAACTCACTGGCTCGGGTGCTGCTGCTGCGGATGAGTACCTGATCTCGGATGGCGGTGTTCCCAAGACCATCACCGTGCCGGAATCGGTCGCGGCTCAGTTTGCTGCGGTCACGACCACGATGCTTGGCTCTGACGTGGCCCCCGCCACTGACGAGATCATCGTGTCGGATAACGGCGTTCCGAAGACGATGACGTTCGACGAGCTGATCAGCGCGGTGGCCCTCAACGGCTTTGCAACGCTGGGCGATATCTCTGGTCCGCACGTTGACCAGGCAGCGGCGGCGACGGCGATCAGCGGAACCGGCAAGCTGTGGTATCAGACCACGACCGGCCTCCTTGGCATCACGTTGACCTAATGACGCCAGAAGAGAGCAAAGCCCTTCAGGCCAGACGCAAGGTTCTGGTCGATATGAAGGAAGACGCTATCGGTCGCGCCAATCAGGCGACTGGTGGCATCGCTGTCATCGACGCGCTCCTCGCTACGGATCGCGTGGACATCGCCACCATCCTGCGCCCGCAAGCGGTTCCTGCCGAGGAGCCGCGGACGGGTACGGATGGCTGACGACCGGCGTTCTGTCATCCCTGAACCGGAGCGGATCGCCCTTCGCCCCGACCAGGCCCCGCCGCTCACCGTGGACGACATTGCGGCCATCAAGGCTGTGATGTCTGCCAGGGCATCGGGACCGCAACAGGCGTGGTTCGTTCAATACCTGCTCAACATGACGGGCGTCGTCGCTGGCGAACAGATGATGTCGTCCGAGGCATGGGCATTCAACGCGGGCAAGCGCTGGGTCGGGGCAACCCTGCTCAGCATAGCCGAGGTCAGGCTTGTGACCACGGGCGTCCGCAAGGCAATGGAGACTGAGAATGGCTGAAGAAGCAGAAGCAGCAGTTGTGGAAGCGCCGGCAAAGGCTGCACCCGCACCCAAGGCAGAAGCAAAGGCGGTCCCGGCGAAGGCAGAAGCTGCACCCGCTGAGGCGAGCGACACGTCATCGGACTATGACTGGCGCGGCAAGCTGGCCGGTGAAGATGCCAAGTTCCGCAAGGAGCTGGATCGGTTCACGGACGAAGGCTCGTTCGCCAAGGCGTACAAGGAAGTCCGATCGAAGGCGACGGACCCGCGGCGTGTGTCCATTCCCGGCGATGATGCGACCGACGAGGACCGTGCAGCCTATGCCAAGGCGCGCGGCATCCCTGAGACACCGGACAAGTACGAGATCAAGACCAAGCCTCCGCAGGGCTATGAGCCCAATGACACGGACAAGGAGCGCCTGACTGACATCACGGCGTTCCTGCATTCCAAGGGCGGCGTCTACGCTGATCCGGCTGTGATTAATGCGGCTCACGAGCTTTACTATCGGGAAGCCGAGACGGCTGTGGCTTATGCCATTGCAACGGCTGCGCGTCAGGCTGAAGTGACCAACGAGATGCTGGGCAAGCTGTGGCCTGGCCCTGAGAAGGCGCGGAATGTCGGCTTCGCCAAGGCTGCGGCGGCGCATTACTTCGGCAAGGAATGGTCGGATATCGCGGACATGCAGTTCGCGGACGGCTCCCTGCTGGGCGACAACGTGCAATTCATCAAGGCAATGGCGCGCATTGGCCGTGAGACGATGGAGGATCCGATCTTCCTCGAGGCCGGGCGCAATGGCGCGGATGCAAGCAAGTCGATCCAGAGCGAACTGGACGGCCTGCTGGCGCTGCGTGCGACCAACCGAGCCAAGTACAACTCCTCCGAGACGCAGAAACGTCTCGCAGAACTCTATGACGCCAAACAGCGCCATGAAGATCGGTCTGCCTCAAACTAGAGGCGGACTAACAGGCTGACTGTCACCCCCGGCGATCAGGGTTGATGGCTCAGCGCGCAGTAACCTGGAAACAGCCCTGCGAGCTTTTCGAAGACTGTCACGCGGCCCTCGGCAACGAGTAACCCACGCGACGGACGGCATCGCCATTTCTGTCATTCATCACACAAAGGATGCAGCACATGGCTGTTAACCAGATCACGTCCCAATTTCGGACGCAGTATAACGACGAGTTCAAATTCGACTACGAACGCGAGCCCTCGCTCCTCAAGCAGACCGTCCGCAACGACGGCGCGCAGCACGGATCGACGGTGAAGTGGGACGTTGTCGATCCTTCCGACGCGGCTAACGTCCGCACCCGTGACGGCCTCATCCCCGTGTCCCAGCTTGGCCTCAGCCAGGCGACCGGCACGATGGAGGAACACTTCAAGAAGTATCAGATCGACTCGTTCGACCTGTTCCGCGCCAACCCGAACACCCGCGCCGCGCACGCTCGCAAGGGCCGTGCATCGATCAACAAGTCGATCGACCAGGCGATCATCGATGCGCTCGATGGATCGTCCAACGCGATCAACTCCGGCTCCGCCATCGATTTCGGCGTCAAGTCCACGTTCCTGACCTGGGTCTCCCAGTTGATGAACGCTGACGTTGAGTGGAACGGCAACATCTGGGGCGTCATCACCCCGAATGCGTGGCTTCAGATGGAGACGATCAACGACTTCGTGTCGATCGACTTCAACGACGTGAAGCCGCTGGTCGAAGGCGCACCGCCTGTTGGTCAGTATCGCGAGTGGCTCGGCGTCAAGTGGCTGCGCCACACCGGCCTCACCGGCAAGGGTACGAGCACTGCCAAGTGCTACATCTACGACATGAACGCGATCGGCCACCAGATCGACGGCGAGCCGATGACGCACATGTACTACGAGGACGAAGAAGATCGGTACGGCACATGGGTGAAGACGATCCATTGCGCCGCTCTGGTCCTCACGCGTGGCGTCTATCGCGCCGTGCATGACGACACCGCGTCCATCGCTTAATCCCCTGAACGGAAGGAAACTGAACTATGGCTTATACTCCTGCAAGTTTGGGGATGGTCTCGAACTCTGGCGGTCCCCTCGGCATGTCAACGTGGACCTACGACACGGTCGATACCAACTCGACGGTGTACGCAATCGGGTACATCTCTGATGCTCTCGAACGCGGAATGCAGAAGGGCGACCTTGTGTACGTCCGCATCTGGACCACCGCTGTTCCGACCGAAACGTCGGAAATGCAAACGGCTGCTGGCACCGCCAACATCCTGACGGCGATGTACATCCACATCGTGCTCGGCATCTCGACTGCCGGCGCGGCTGACCTGACCAACGGCTTGGCGATTACGATCACCAATTCGTAGTAAGACGACCAACTGGGCGGGGGCTTCGGCCTCCGCCCTTAATTTTCTGGAGACAACATGGCCGACCCGATGCGCTGCCCGACGAAGAACGTTCTGGAGATCGAGCACGACGGCAAACAATTTGGCACCTACGTGGCGACATTGCCTGTCGGGCATTCGCTTGATGACGTAATGGCGCCGGAATACTTCGGACGGATGCAGGCGCGTGGTCCGACCGACAAGCTTCTGCGTGAGGGCGACTTCATCGATGTCCGCCCGGCTGACTGGTCCTGGTATGTGCGCCTGATGGTCCGCGCCTGCCTTGGCTCTGTGGACAAGGTCATCACCTCGGCCATTCATGGGCCGGTGGTGTTCGAGCACGGCACGCTGCCGGCGGGCTGGTCGATGCAGTACATGGGCATCGAGCGCAAGTGGACGATCTTCTTCAAGGGCGTCGAGAAGGCTGCGATGTTCAACTCATCGGAGCAGGCGCGTGCGAAGATCATCGAACTGGGTGGTGAGCCTGACGATGGTGAGGCTCCCAAGCGACGAGGTCGCCAGCCGCGCACCGCCACAGACACTCGACTGGATGCTGAGGCTGTCTGATGACGACCGCGACAGACGTTATCAACGACGCGCTTGAGCATCTGGGCGAACCGCCCTCAAGCGGGTCGGACGATGACAGCACATGGGTCGTTAGACTGACGCAGGCTTACGACCGTGAGGTCAAAAAGCTGTTCGAGGTTCACAATTGGAACTTCTCGCTCGTCAAGTCTCAACTCGCCGCAGTGAGCCCGACCCCAGACGGTTGGGACTATGGCTTCACCAAGCCTGCGAAGTGCAAGCGCATCCTCAAGGTAGCGTCTGTCTCCACACCGACCGCCGGCCAGATCGATTATCTGGATTTCGGCGGTCGCATCCTGACGGATTCCGAGACTACATGGCTGGACTATGTCGATGGCGAGAAGATCGACAGTCCAGGCATGTGGCCGGAAGTATTTGCCGGTGCTCTTGCAGCTCAACTGGCGTGGAAGGTCTGCCCGGTCATTGGCTCGAGCGACACCAAGAAGGAAGAACTGCGCAAGACGATGCTGCGCAACCTCACTCAGGCGAAGCTGTGGGACGCCCAGCAGAATCCGCCATTCGTAATCCCTCCGGGCGAGTACGAGAAAGCGCGCTACGGTTTCTCGCGGCGCTACAATGGGTAAGCAAAATTTAACAGTGCTTGCGCTCAACGGTGGCGAGGCTGACAAGCAGACGCTGGCGCGGGCTGATCTCGACATCTACTCCCGCCTCGCTGAGACGATGGAGAACTGTTTCCCGTACACGAACGGGGGCATGTCGAAGGTTCCCGGCTCCAAGTTCCTCGACGATGTGACGGCGCTGGCGCAGATCACGGACGAGGGCGGCACGGTCATCCTCGAGGAAGATGGCACGACGGAGATTGTCACGGAGGGCGAGAGCCTAGGCATCCTGCGTCCGTTCGTTCGTTCGCGGGAGATTTCCTATGCGCTCGAGCTATCGGCAAACCAGATGCGGTTCGTTGACAATGCGACGGCGGCGTATGTGACCATCACTGGCGCGCAAGCCACGATCGGCGCGTTCTCGGATCAATCTGCGGCTCCGTCGTCAGGCGGCGCGGCCCCGATCACGGGTGGCACCAGCGATGTGGCTGACCCGTTCTACGTGGACATCAATTTCACCGGGTTCGGCTACTTTGGGTATGGTTCGTAATGGGCATATCGGTATCAGGGGCCGACGTTGCCTTCACGACCACGGCAGGCAGCGAGGCGATTGCACGCTCGGCTGTGACATCGTCAGCGCCCACATCAGAGGTTACGTTCTCGTTCGAAATCACCAGGCGTCCGCTGAAGATGCGGGCAGGGACGAGCGCGGGCGGGCAGGAGATATTCACTGACCTGACGCTTTACCCCGGCCAGCATCTCATCACGTTCACGCCTGGCGTCTCGCCCTATTACGTCGAGTTCCGCCTGCCAGACATCGGCTATGTCGGGGCGGCACAGGGCAAGTCGAACCTGCTCGGGTTCACGACCCTCGGGGCTGGCGACCTGACGCTGGAGACGCCGTGGCAGGAGGACACGCTTCGCAGCCTGCGGATGGAGCAGAGCTTCGACGTTGCATGGATCACGACCAAGGGCGTGCAGACGCGGGTGCTTGAGCGGCGCGGGGATAAATCGTGGAGCCTTCGCAAGTACCAGCCTGAGAATGGGCCGTTCTCCAACCTCAACATCACGACCTCGACGATGACGTGCAGCACCAATACCGGCGCTGGAACGCTGACTGCATCAGCGCCGATCTTCAGGGCCACCCATGCTGGCGCGCTGATGAAGATCACCCATCAGGGCCAGTACATCACGGCATCGATCGACGCCCTGGCCGAGTATTCGACAAGCGCCAAGGTCACGGGCGCTACCACCAACCGTAACCTCCAGCTTACCATCACGGGCGTGTTCGTCGGAACGCTGGTGCTTCAGCGAAGCGTTGGCTCCGAACTCAACTGGGTGACGTACCAGACGCACACGGGAACGACCGACACGACCTACAACGACGCGCTCGACAACCAGATCATCTACTACCGGGTGCTGGCGACGGCATGGACGAGCGGCACGGCAACGGTTGTGCTTCAGCACGCCAACGGATCGACGGACGGTATTGTCCGCATCCACAGCGTCGAAACTGACAACTCAGCGACGGTCGATGTGCTGACGCCGGTTGGCAAGACGACGGCGACGACGGACTGGGCGTTCTCGGCCTGGTCGGATGCTTCGGGCTGGCCTGCGGCCATTGCGCTGTCAGATGGCAGGCTGTGGGCGGGCAGGGACGATCGCTTCTGGGCGTCCGACTCGGATGACTTCGAAAGCTTCGAGATCGGGGCGGATGACGCCAATGCATTCACGCGCCGGGTCACGGGCGGCTGGGGTTCGGTTCGCTCGATGCTGGGCGTGGACAAGATGGTCATCTGCATGGACGCACGCGAGGCTGAGGTCTCGTCCAACACGCAGGACGACATCCTGACGCCGACCAATGCAGCCTCGCGGCCAAGGTCAAGGCGCGGTTCGGCTGATGCGCAGGCAATTGCGGTGGATGCCGATGCGGCGTTCATTGACCGTTCGACCCGCAAGCTGTTCCGCATGGTCTTGGACGGCAACAAGTATGAACTCAACGAGCTGACCCGGTTGCACCGGACGGTCGCCGGCGACGAGGGATCAGCGGACGGCTTCATTGAGTGTGCGGTACAGTACAATCCAGAGCCGAGAATATGGCTCCCGTGCGACGATGGCCGGATGGCTGTGCTGCTGTATGAGCCGATCGAGGGCGTGGTTGCGTGGTGCAGGCTGGTGGATACCGGGGCCTACTACGAAAGCGTCTGCTGCCTTCCTGGTGACGTTGAGGACAGCGTCTATTTCATCGTGCGTCGGACAGTGAACGGATCGACGGTAAGGCATGTCGAGAAGCTCGCACCCGAGGCATGGGAGGACATGGAGGATGTCTGGCGTCTGCGCGGTGCGGTTGTGTATTCCGGGGCTGCGACGACGGCCATCACCGGGCTCACCCATCTCGAGGGCAGGACGGTCTATTCGTGGACCGATGGCTACCAGCAGGGGCCTTACACGGTCACGAGCGGGGCCATCACGCTGGACTATGCAGCGGCCTATGCAATCACGGGCCTGCTCTATGAGGGCAAGTACAAGTCGCCCCGTGTGATGGGCGGGGCATCGATGGGTACGGCGATGACGCAGGACCGGAAGGTCACCCGCATCGGGCTCCTGCCTTACCGGACAGCGCCGGGCGCCCTGAAGTGGGGCCGTGATTTCACGAACATGGAAACGATCAAGGGCGATGACCCGGTGACGTTCGATGCGGCGATGGTCGAGATTACGGACGACATCAACAAGCCGTTCGCGGGTGCGACGAGCAAAGACCCGAGGGTGTGCCTGTCGATGCCGACTGCGGGGCCTGCAACTGTTCTGGGGCTGGTCCCTCACCTGGAGACGAACGAGAAGTCTGCGTGATCTGGCGTGAGAACCTCGATGTGTCCCACTTCATTGAGTGGGGGGTTGAGGAGTATCCGCATCCCAGCCGGTTCTTCGGGTTCGTGCTGCGGCGGGATGGTGAACTGGTCGCGCTTGCGCTGATCTGGGTTGACGAGAACGAGAAGTGGTGGGGCAATTTCGCGATGCGCCCCGGCTGTCCTCGCAGCGTTCATGCGACGACGCTGGATATGTTCAGGCGCATGGATGATGCGGGTGTCCCTGCCATCCACGCTGATTGCAACTATGACATCCCGAGGGCTGAAGCCTGGCTGTTGAGGCTGGGGTTCCAGCCGGTGGATGACGAAAAGAAGGAATGGCGGCGTGAGCTTTACTCTCCAGGCTTTAGGTATCGGGGCATCGCACAAGGCGGGTATGGCTGCGGCGAAGGCGGCGACCAATGCGGGCCAGGCGGCGCTGGTCTCGGGCATGGGCGAGGCGAAGCAGCTTGAGACGCAGGCCGCGCGTGAAGTTGCGGTCGGCACCTATAACGCGGACATCATCAACCAGCGTGCGAAGCAGATCCTGTCGTCCCAGCGTGCGGCGGCTGCTGCCGGCGGCGGTGACACAACGGACGCCACGGTTCAGGCCATCACGGACGAGACGATCAAGAGCGCCAGCGTCGAGAAGCTGATGCAGATGGCCAACGCGGAGGACAAGGAGCGTCAGCTCCGGTTTGAAGCGAGCACGAGGCGGTACGCGGGCGCGACGGGTCTGCAACAGGGACGACTGAAAGCGAGCGCTCAGAAAACTGCAACGTGGGGGCAGACGATATTGTCCACGGAAAAGCTGGGTAAAGATATCGCGGCAGCATTTGCATCGGGCGGAATGTCCGAAGTCTCCAAAGGGTTCACTGGCTAAGTTTTGCAGACCACTTCGATCGATCGGTTCTCGCTGGCCGGCGTCCATCCGCCCGGTTTGGCTCTCGCCGTGATCGAGCGGTTTATTTCTGAGTAGTCCCCACCGCAGAGTGCTCGTGCTCTTTCCTGGCATGTGGCGATGGTCAGATCAGGCCCGCCGCAGTGGATCAGCGAGGCGGATTTTCCGTCAGGCGTGACGAAGCTCTGCACCGAATTATCGAGGCCCTCCAGACCGTATGGTCCGAGTGAGCACGAGCCAAGCATGAACAATCCGACGAAAGCGAGTTTTCGCATCAATTCCTCCCAGCGCGAAGTTGTGATTTAGAATGGCACGTATCGAACCCTCACAACAGCCTAAGCGAGGCGCATAACAGTGGCTCGCATTCCAAGGGCGGCTCAGCTCGGTCTAGACCCCAGTGCGGCGCAGAACACGCGCGGCGTTGTGGATATCCCGATCCCCGATTTCAGCGGGCAGCGTGCTGCGGCTGAGGCGCTGGACGGTGTCGGCAAGGCGATGCTGGAGTTCGGCAACAAGCTTCAGAAAGAAAAAGAAGACCACGAGCTTGTGAAGGCTGACGCTGACATGCGCGTCCGCATGGACAAGGCGCGGCAGAACATCGAACTTGATCCTGAGACGCCTGACGCAGCGCTCCCGCAGCGCTGGAAGCAGGAATCCGAACTGATCATCAAGGAGGTCGGCGGGGGTATCTCATCCTCACGCGCTCGCGAACTGTGGGAAATCCGCGCTCGCGGCGTTCAGGGCGAGGGCGATGTCTGGAGCCAGAACCTCCTGCGCAAGCGCCAGGTGGACAAGGTCGGCGGCGCCTATATCACGATGGCATCTGAAGCCGAGGCGATGGCGGGCGATCCATCCATCTCGCCAGAGACATACGCAAGCAAGCTCGACGGCCTTCGTGCGCTTACTGCCCAGCATTTAGCGGGCGGGTTTATCGGAGACGAGGAAGCCGCAAAGCGGGTCGCGTTGCTGGAGAGCTATGCAGTCAAGGACGTCAAAATGCGCTGGTCCGCAGGCGTTCTGGCCATCGCCCGCACCGGAGACTTTGACGGCGCAGAGAAGATGATTGCCGGCGCCAAGGGGCTCTCCGTTGCTGAGCGTGAGGATGCGCTTAGCAGCGTGGGGCGCGAACGGAACCTGCAAGAGAAGGAAAAGGCCGATAGCCAGCGCGCCATGGGCAACGCCATGGAAGTGGACATCCTTGATGGCAAGGTGACGCGCAGCCAGATCGATGAGGCGGCGGCGCTTGGGACAATCAACCCGAACGATGTGCCTGTGCTTATCCGCGCGCTGCGTGCTGAGGATGATCGCCTGAAGGCCGCAGCGGAGCGGGCCAAGCTGTCAGCCGCAGAGCGCAAAGCTTTCGACGAACGCAGCAAGAATGTGAAGTTTATCTTTGATGCAATGGCGAACACCCCCGCAACGACGGCGCGCTTTCTGGCTGGGCCGGATGGATGGGGTGAAGAATACCGCAATTACTACACGATGCTGAACGACGACGATCAGCGGGCTGTTGAGCGCAAACTATCTGAAATGAAGATCAGCGGAACGACGACGCCCTCCGTCAACTCCGTTTATGGCGCGCTTCTCGACGAGGCAAAGCGTGTCGTGCCGGAATGGCAGCTTTCCTCGGACGCGAACCCGAAGAACCTGAACGAGAACTCGCTGCCGTTCCGTGGCGTCTTGCAATCCGTCGCGGAAAGCTTGTCGAAGGACAAGGGCGGAACGCCGCTGACCGTGGACGAGGCACGCGATGCGGTTGCGCGGGCGCTGCGTAGCTACCAGCCGGACAACTTCATGAACCTGCCGACGAACCAGCGTGACATCTATCTGGAAAACCCTGGCGCTGCCTCGTTCAAGACTGAGGCGGGCATCATGGCGACCGATGGCGGGTCTCGCTTTGCCTATGACGAGGGTGCGAACATTCGCAACGAGATCATATCCGAGTTTATCCGCACGAAGCGCCGGGAGCCTACCAAGGCGGAACTGGATGCGGAGTATGCGCGCGTGGTGGCTGACTGATGCCAGTTATCCCATTCTCATCCGCTGCGCGCGTCACCGAGATCGACCGCGAAACGCAGGAGCAGCGTGACCGCGAGGAAGCGCGCCGCTATCGCGAGAAGTCCGACGCGAAGCTCAAGGAGCTGATGGAGCAGAAGGTCAAGCCGTTCGATCCGAATGGCGGGACATCACCGATCGATGTTCCCGAACCCGTCACGGGCGGTTGGCGGGTCAGGACGAATGGTGATCCGCAGCCAAACGGGGATGCGCTGCCGGGCGGTGTGTTCAATCGCATGGGCGCTCCGGACATTGACGATCCGATGCGCGACGAGCAGGGATTTGGCGGCCCTGACAACTGGTCGCCCGAACTCGCGATGCCAGCGGCCCCGGAAGGGGAGAGCTTTGTCGGCATGGGCTCTGGAGGCCCGGAGCAGCCGGTTGGCGATGGTGGTCTGTCAGAAGATCAGATCGCCAATATCCGCGATCGGTTCAGGGCCAGGAAGGAAGGCGAATCTACCCGCGACCTCCGCGCCCGGATGCTCAATGCGCCGAACCCAGATCAGGCCGCAACCGATGCAGAACTTGCCGAACGGCAGGGCGTCAACAGGCTCGAGGTCGAGCGCAACCGCGATACGTTCGTTGCCGTTGACCGGGCGCAGGCGATCGACAGTCTGCGGAAGACCGCTCCGAAACTGCGGGCATGGCTGGACTACAACCCTGCCAACCTCGAGGTCGCCCACGACGATGTCGAGAACCTTGGCTGGTGGGAGCAGACGCAGGCATTCTTCAGCCCCGGAGGGTTCACGCCTGAGAAGATGGGGCAATCGTTCGCGGTCGGCTTCGGAGAGAAGCTGCAAGAGACGCTCTGGGGCCTCGACCAGATGCTGGGCGATGCGAACGCCTCGATCTACAAGGCGCTGCCTGACTGGGTGCCGGGCAAGTTCGATCTCGCCAATGAGCAGGTTCAGCGCAGCCTCACTGCGCAAATGCAGGCAAGCGCGTACCGCGACCTGGTTGCGGCCAAGATGCCGGTTGGCGAGACGTGGCTTGAGCGCGGCATCTATGGGGCGGCTGCCTCGGCCCCGTCCACGATCATATCGGCTGCCATCACGGCCATCACGAAGAGCCCCGTGCTGGGCGCTGGCACGATGGGAGCGACGACGGCGGGCGGCGCCTATGGTGAGGCGCGGGACGAGGGCAAGTCGCTGGGCGATGCCTTCCGCTACGCCCTGACGCAAGGCGGCATCGAGACGGCGACCGAGTTTATCCCGCTGAAGTTCCTCGTGGATGATCTGGCAAAGGATAGCTCGTTCGCCAAGACGTTCTTCCGGCAGGCTGCGGCAGAGGGCATTACCGAACAGGCGGCGACCTTCCTTCAGGACGCCTCGACGTTCATTGAGATGAACCCCGACAAGACGCTGGGCGAGTTCCTGGCTGAACGTCCGAACGCTGCTCTCGAGACGCTGGTGGCGTCCACGATCATGTCAGGCGTCACGACCACGGTTGCGCAGGGGATGCAGGCTGCGGGCGACCAGATCGACAAGAACGCGAGGCAGAAGCGCACCGAGCAGCTTTCCAAGACGTTCGACGCGATGGCGCAGAATGCCAAGGATTCGAAGCTGCTGAAGCGCCTGCCCGAGAAATACCGGGAACTGGTCAACCAGGTCACGAAGGACGGCCCGCTGGAAAGCGTCCGGATCGCGCCCGAGGCCATCACATCGCTGGCGCAGGAGAAGGGCGTCAGCGTCGAGCAGATTGCGCAGGCGTTCCGCATCGACCCGAACGAGATGGTCACGGCGATCGATACCGGCGAGGATGTCGTCATCCCGGCTGGGAACTACGCTGCCGGCCTGTCTACGTCGATGAAGGAGATCGGCGTCTCGGGCGAGACGATCCATCAGGCGCTTGCTGCGGACATGCGCCTGCGTGCTGATGATTTCACGGCGCGTGAGAGCGAAGCGGCGAAGGCTGCATTCGAGGCGGAGGCCACGGCCCGCGAGGAACGGCGCACGACGGATCAGGCATTTGCCGACAGCGGCGACCGGGTCCGCAACACGATCCGCGAGCAGGTTTCAGCAACGGGCCGGTTCAACGCCGACTCGGCCAACACGCAGGCAGAGCTTGTCGGCTCGATGGTCGAGACGCTGGCCCTGCGGACGGGCGTAGACCCCGAGACGCTGTGGAAAGAGCAGGGCTTCGACATCGTCGCGGCGCTGAGCGGCGAGCAATCGGACGCCGACTCACTGCCGCAGAGCATGGCGCGCACGGCCAACCCGCCCGGCGATGTGGAGCTTGAGTTCGCCTCCAAGGAGCTTTCGCCGCAGGAGTTCGAAGCGTGGAAGGGCGCGCGTGACGGTCTCAGCAATGAGGCGATTGCGGAGCGTATGAACGCGGTCGAGCCCGATGCGGTTGTCTCTGCCGACGATGTGAAGCGCTGGCTGTGGGGCTCACGCGAGCGTGGGTACGATTCGCAGAAGACCAGCTTCAACGACCGGGGCATGTCGCCGGTCACGCAGCGCCTGATCGAGCTGCGCGCAAGGGGCGTGAAGAACCCCCAGATCGCGGCAGCGCTGTATCCCGACGTGGATACCGAGACGGCAGTGAACCGCGTCAAGGCGCTCGCCAGCAAGAACAAGGCGAAGATCGAGGAGCGGCGCGCGGCGCTGGAAGGCGCGAAGTCGCTGGCGCAGTTTGGCGGCGTTCACGGTGCAAACTGGCTGAAGATTGAGGGCGAGCCCCGTGTTGTCGATGCGCTAGGTCTTGCAATGCGGATGGACACTGAGGGGGCAACCCGAGAGGAGATCTGGGCCGCTACCACTGATATGCTTCGCGGCACGAATTTTATCGGGGCGTTCAAGGGCGTCGATAGCCTGTGGCGCTTTGAAGTCGATGACAGCGATGTCGTCCTTAAGAAAGGGCGACCCATCACCGGCACCTTGGCGGACTTCCTCACAAATGCTGATGTGGGGGGAGCGTATCCGGGGGTTGCTGAAACGCCAACGACAGCCAAGTTCTCGCTGTTCACTGATCGAGGCAAATACGGCAAGGGCGGTATTTCGGCCAAGTCCGACGATCTACGCAGTGTCCTCCTCCACGAGACTCAGCACGCCATCCAAGAGGAAGAACTCTTCGCGATGGGCGCGAACAGCAAAGACCCCAACTATCGCCGCCACGCTGGCGAGGTTGAGGCTCGAAACGTTCAGAGCCGAAGGAACTTTACGGCTGACGAGCGCCGCGCCAAGCCGCCGTGGACGACGGAAGACACGCCTGCGGATCAGCAAATTGTGGTCTTAGCGGGATCGCAAGCTAGGCTTCTAGCTCAAGAGACACGCGGCGACTTCACCCCCCGCGCCGACCGCAACGTTGTTCGCCTGTTCGAAAGCGCCAACCTCTCAACCCTCGCTCACGAAGGATCGCACTGGTATCTCGACACCCTCTGGCGGATGTCAAAGACCGAGAACCCGCACCCGTTCGTGCTGGAGCAACTTGCAGCCGTCCTCGAATGGCACGGCAAGTCCCCGAATTGGGACGCCATGTTCAACGCGGACGGCTCGTTCACGAAGGAAGGCGTTGATCTTCAGGAAGCGTTTGCCGAGAGCTTCGAAGCCTACCTAATGGACGGCAAGGCTCCGACGACGGCGCTGCGCTCTGTGTTTGCCAGCTTCAAGCAATGGCTGCTGAGCATCTACAAGGGGCTCGTCTCACGCATCGGTGGACGCGCCAATCTCAGCGACGAAATCCGGCAGGTGTTCGATCGGATGCTCGCGACCGACGAAGCCATCAAGGCGGTGCATGTCGGGATTGCGCGCGACGGCGAGGCGATGGCGCAGGCTATCCTCAAGGCGCAAGACCCCAAGGGCCTGTGGAAGCCAGAGCGCAAGGAGAAGTTTCTGGAGCGTATGCGGGAGCGCTACGCCGCAGCCCGTGAACGCGCCGAGGCTGCACTCATGGCCCGCCTGATGGACGAGTACCAGCGCACGCAGAAGTCCGCATGGACCGACGAGGAGCGCGAGGTTCGTCTCGAGGTCCAGTCCGAGATCGACGAGCGGCCTGAACAGCGGGCGTATTTCTGGCTTTCGACGGGGCAATATCGCGACACGCGCGAGGCGCAGGCGGAGGAAGCTGCCGCCGAGGATGAAGCGATGCGGTCGCTGCCGCAGGTCGATCTTGAGGAAGAGGGCGCCGGTTCGCTGGCGCAGTCCGTCCAGCCCACGCGCGCGGCTGCGCCGATCGTCAAGGTGTCCAGCCTGACGAGCGCCACGAAGCTGGCCTCGAGCCGGACCTTCCCCACCAACCGTGACTTCAAGGTGGTGCTACAGGAGCGCGTGGCCGCTGCGGCTGAAGGGCGACTCGATCTCTCAGAAGCGTCTGGGAAGATGAGCCCGGAGGTCGAGGACTACCTTGTCAGCATGGTGCTGACTGACGCTCTGGAGGCCATGAAGACCAACGGCAACGCGGTCGGCTGGTACGATGAGAAGGTGACGAAGGCGCTTCGCCTGCTGGCCCTGCTGCATCCCGAGATTGAGACGGACCCCAAGGCGAAGTTCGCATTCGTCTGGGCGCTTGCCGTCACCTCGAACGGGATGAAGGTAGACAAAAACTTCCGCCTCGCGGAGCGCGCGTATGTGGCCTTCAAGAAGACCGGCAAGATGCCGACCGACATCGGTGAAGGCACAGCCAAGATTGCCATCAACAAGAGCCTGAAGCTCTACAACACCATGCTTGCCAAGCATGGCTTCGAAAAGCTCCAGTCGTTCATGACGACCAGGACGACGGTCAAGATTGCCGTGGCTCTGTCGGGCCAGAAGATCAGCGGAGAGAACCTGACGACTGAGGTCTTTGGCGCAGCCGTGCTTGGCCCCAAGATCGGCAACGGGTTCTTCATGAACCTCTATGGCCAGTTCGGTCAGTTGACGATGGACCGCTGGCTGATGAGGACATGGGGCCGGTGGACGGGTACGCTGATCACCGACAATCCGGGTCAGGTCCGCGCCAAGCGCAATCAGATCAAGGCACTCATCAAGGAACTCTCGCCGGCAGAGAAGAAGGCTTTCGAAGATATCATCGGCCATCGCCTGAACGTGGGCGATCCTGACGGTGTGGCGCTGGCCATCCTCAAGGCGTCGATGAAAGCGTCGAACCGAGACGAGATGGCGCTGATTGGCGCGGCAAAAACCAAGGCCAGACAGTCTACGCTGGATGGCATCTTGGGCGCCGCCGCAACGGGCAAGACGCGGATCTCATACGGTGATGAGCTGCGCAAGCTGGGCAACGCGCTAATCAAGTACATCGATGGGCAGAAGGAACAGCCGACGACGCCAGAGCGGAGCAACATCCGCAAGGTGTTTGCCCGTGCTCTTGAAGAGCTTCAGGCGGAATATCCCAGCCTGACGATGGCTGACCTCCAGGCTCTGCTTTGGTATCCTGAGAAGCTGTTGTATGATGCCTCGAAGTCGGACGACCTTGGAGTGGAGTCCTATGAAGACGACGAAGCCCCAGACTACGCCAATGCCGCAGCCTCCCTCGTCAGAGACAGCGGAGTCAGCGAGCGGCGCATCGCCGGAACTCTTGCGCGAGTTGAGCAGGATCTACAGGCCACTCGACGCGCAGCAGCAGCACGATCTAGACAACTCGGACGAGGACGAGGCGTAACCAGCCTAGCCCAATCCCAAACCCACGACCCCAAAGGCGAGCGAGAGCTAGACGCGCTAGGCTTCTACAGCGCGGTCTTCGAAGCAGCCAAGAGCGTCCGTCCCGATGTCTGGAGCATGGGC